CGTGCTGGTATCTGCGCTCCCGCCACACGGCTGTCGTGCGAGGGAGTACGGTACGCACGGGCGGGCCGGTCGGGCTCCCCTCGGGCCTCAGCAGTGTGCGGATGGGCCGATTCTGAGAGAAGAGGAGACCAGTGAACATCACGCATGATCTCATCGCGGCAGTGGTCGGCCCCGGCTGGAAGTACGGGCTGAGCCGTATCCTCATCAACGACGAGGGTGAGGGGGTCGTGTTCATCGCCGGCTCCCAAGAGCCTCTCGCCTTCTTCACCGTCCAGAACACCAGCACGTCCCGCGGAGCGGGCTTCAACGACGACGGCGAGATCACGTGGCGGCGACGCGGGTCGTCCTGTCAGTACAAACTCGCGAAGTGCAAGGTCGCCACCGAGACCATCGCGGACTGGTGGCGCATGAGTCTCCAGGTCGAGCAGACGGCTGAGCCCGGCGAGCCGCTTCCGGAGATGGGCGACGAGTACTACGGCCCCGACGCGAAGCCGATTCCCGTTCTGGAGGACCTGCTGTGACCGCCTACACGAACGGACCTGTCCACACACGGGCTCGCTTTCGCCGCCCGACCTTCACTCGGACCTCACTCGCACCGCCTCGCCGGTGGGGGCTCGGCATCCTGAGATCGTCATGCGGCCACGCACTCGGGATCTACGCGCTCTACGGAAGCCGCCAGATGGCTCTCCAGTGGAAGACGTGCCGATGAACGAGTACCTCCGCGCCCGGAAGGGCGACATCACGATCGGCAAGGTGGTCGGCGAGAACGAGGACGGCATCACCCTGTTCATCCCGAAGGACCTTCAGGGCACGTTCCACCTCGAGGAGAACGACACGTTCCTGTCGGTGATGTTCGTGAAGGATGACCAGCACGGCGGGATGATGCCGTGGTGCCCGTGGGCGGACGGCCCGGTGCTCTCTCATGATTGAAATCGCTGTCATCGCCGGCCTGTTCGGGGTGTGGTGGCACTCGAACCTCAACGACGAGGACGGGATGTTCGCTCCCGTGCCCCGCCTGCTCTACCGGCACCCGTGGAGCAAGAAGTGGCTGATGTGCCCGTGGTGCTCCGGCGCGTGGTTCAGCATCGCCGCGTCCCTGCTCCTGTTCCACGACGACCTGATTCCAGCCGTCCTCACCGCATTCGCCGCCGCTGCCATCACCGGGATGCTCGGCTCGTACCTACAGGGAGACTGACCGTATGTCCTACACCGCCCCCGCATCCCTCGTCCGTGGCCAGCAGATCCAGGCGTGGGGCTACTACGGAGCCTACGGAGCGGCGGCTGCCGCCGCCCAGACCGTGCCGAAGACCAGTGTCTACGGGGCGGTCAACACGAACTGCGAGGCCGTCGGTGAGGTGCGCTACATCGTCGGGTGGGCCTCGGACCAGATGTCCAGGATGCAGTGGGACGTTTTCGTCGATGGGTCTGCTGACTGGGAACTGGAACTCCCCGACGGCAAGACCATCCGATCTGGCGGCAAGGGCAAGACAGACAACCCGCACACGAAGGCGTCGTCCGACCTGCTGAAGTCCATCGGCTGGTCGACTGGCATGGTCCGGCTCGTCACGACGAACCTGTACGTCGCCGGCGAGTTGTTCTACGCCTACCTGAACAAGAAGTGGCAGGTGGTGTCGGTCATCCACCCCGAGCAGTCCGACATCTTCAAGTCGGCGGAACACGTCGTGCGGGGGCTGTGGCCGTCGCCGATCGACCCGTCGCAGCCCGACGCTCCGCTGTTCGGGGTGCTGTCCATCCTCTCGGACATGGACTGGCTCGGCCGACTGAGCCGCTCCCAGTCCGCGAACCGGGTGGGGATGCGCGGCATCCTCGGCTCGGCCGACGGCCTGTCCTTCGCAGGCGGCGGGGACTTCTGGGATGAGTGGGACAAGGCGATCCGGGTCAAGATGCAGGACCCGACCGACGTGGGGCCGGTCCACCTGCGAGGCGCGAAGGAACTCGTTGAGCCGATGGCGAGTGGCCGGGGCATGGGCGGTCTGTCGTGGGTGGTCCCCGACTTCCCCTACGACGCCCGCATCGAGGGGCGCATGGAGGCCATGATCCACCGGCTGGCCTACGGCCTGCCCATCCCACCGGAGATCCTGCTGGGCCTGTCGGCGCAGTCGCGAGCCACCGCCTTCCAGGTCGAGGAGAACTCGTACCGGGCACACATCGAGCCTCCGGCCAACATCGTCGCTCAGGTGGCGACCGATGTCCTGAACACCCTGTTCGAGGACGTGCAGGTTGAGGTCAAGCCTGACCCCACCTTGCTCCTCGCGAAGCGGTCCACCGTCCAAGACGTCAAGGATGCCTATGACCGGGGCGAGGTCAGCGGCGAGTACTTCCGCGAGGTGCTCGGCATTCCTGAGCACGCCGCTCCTTCCGAGGAGGAGCGGGCACGCCGCCAGACCATCGGCGTCGACCAGGAGGAGGGCGGGCACAGCCCGACCACCGAGACACCCCGCCAGCGAGCGGCGCGTTCCGACCGGGAAGACCCGAGCGGTGCCCCTGCCGACCAGAAGGGACTGAGCCCTGCCGACCTTGCAGAGTGGCGAGGCCGCATCGAGGTCGCCACGTTCCGCGCACGGGACAGGCTGGGGGCCAAGGCTCGCACTCACAAGGCGCTGAGGGACGTTTTGCCGTCTGACATCCCCAATGACGAGGTGCCATCACATCTGGGTCTGCAAACACTGGAGAGCGCAGGGCTGGATGTGGCCTCAGCGGTGTCTGACAGCCTTCTGTTCCTCGGTCCTCGGTCCTGTGCGGGCGACAACTTTGTCGATGGACTCACTGAGCACGTCCTGGGGACCCTGGACAGCGCTGATCCGGTCCCGTTGGAAGATGCAGAACTCGCAAAACTGCTGCAAGGGCTTGCAAACTCGCCTGTTTGACCCCTACCCTGCGTCTCATGGACGTCTATGCACTCCTTGCAGCCCTCGAGGATGCCCGTGAGACCCGAGGAGCGGGCATTCCGCTCTCGTGGTCCGAGGTTGCAGAGGAAGTGGGGATCCATCAGGCTGCTTTCAGCCGTCTGAAGCAGGGCAGGCTCCCCGGTCCGCGCTCACTGAGGGCTCTGATGGAGTGGCTGGAGATGGATGCCGAGGAGTTCAAGGTCGGCGGCAGTGTTGAACTCCCCATCGGCGGTCGTGACGAGGAGTGGGACGGCGAGGCCGCGACAAACCGAGTGTTCGAGTGGGCCACGGAGGAGGACGGCTCGCTCAATGTGGAGAAACTCCGTCAGGCGTTCTTCTTCATCGACACTTCGTTGGACCTCAACACCCGACAGGCGTACAAACTCCCCTTCTGCGACGTCGGTGACGGTGGCCTCCACATCGTGCCCCGCGGAATGTCCGCCGTGTCCGGTGGGCACGGCCTCGAGAAGATGACCGGCGCGTCCAAGGCCGAGAAGGAGGCCATCAAGCGCAAGGTCTGCGCGATCTACGAGCGGATCGTCGACAAGTACGAGGACTGGCCCGACTGCCCGTTCGACGCGGACGGCACGCGCCCCGAGCGCAGGGAACGTCGCAACGACAAGGATGGAGACGGCGTGGAATTCGAGGACGGATACAAGGACTACTCGCCCGAGCAGCGGAAGAAGATGGCGAAGGACGGGTCGGCCCTCCCGGACGGGTCGTTCCCGATCGCGGACTGCTCGGACCTGAAGAACGCGATCCAGGCCATCGGTCGTGCGTCCGATCCCGGCAAGGCGAAGGCACACATCAAGAAGCGAAAGCGGGCACTCGGCTGCGACGACGTCGAACTCCCGGAAGGCTGGACTACCGAGGAAGCAGAGGAGCCCGCCGTGGGCGAGGAAGACAAGAAGACCGCAGGCATCATCGGCACCGGCAGCCTGTCCAAGTCCGAGGACCCCCGTACTCAGGCTCTGGTGGCCCGCGTGCAGGAACTCCTCCGCGAGGGTGCGGTGGCGGTGTCCATCAAGCACGACCTCCACCCCGAGGTGGCGGAGCGGTTGGCCGCGCTGGAGCCGAGCCCGGACGACGACGAAGAGACCATGATGCAGAAGATGAAGGAGGCCAACGAGATCTACGAGAACGCGGACATCCGTCCGCGTCACGTCGCCATCGTCGATACGGCAGCCTTCAGCAACTCCCGCCTCACCCTGGACGAGGACGGCTACGGGGTGTCCGGCCCCGTCACCTTCGAGGGGATCTACACCGGCGACGTCCGTACGCTGAAGTACGGCAGTCTCCAGTGGGACGACGAACTCCTCCCCATCCCGATCATCTGGGACCCGGACAACAACGATCACGACGGCGTTGTCGTGGGTTATGTCAGCGCCTTGGAACGTGTCGACGGGATGACCACCGCGGTCCGCCCGGAGGCCGTCAGCGGGGAGGATGTCGAGGCCGTCACTGCTGCTGCGGGCACCTCGGCCCTCCCCGCTGAGTACTTCGCCGACTTCCGTCCGAAGAAGCGGGTGCCGCTCGTCGTCAGCGACGAGGACGCGAACGGCCTTCGTCACGTGTACGGCATCGCCGCACCGAACGGCGTGTGTCACCGAAGTGACATGGGCGCGTGCTTCCAGTACCCCGGCGACGTGGACCGGAAGCACCGGGGCTTCCACACGGGGCAGGAGATCACCCTCTCCGACGGCAGCAAGGTCCGGGTCGGGGCGCTCACCATCGGTGGTCGGCACGTCGATGCCAACCTCGCCCGACAGGGCGTGAACTTCCGCGACGTGAACCGGCACCGCGACGACGCGAACACCGTGTTCGCGATGGTCCGTGCATGGGAGACCCCCTACGGTCTCGCCATCAGCGGCGTCGTGATGCCCGGTGTGGACCGCGACACCCTGATGCGGGCGATGGCCCTTGCTCCCAGCGTGGAACTCTGGCCTGCTGGCCGGGGCCGCACGCTGGTCGGCATCCACCTCGTCCCGACCCCGGCATGGCCCGTCGCGGCCAGCGCGGGCGGCGACGCCCAGACCCTCACGACGCAGGACCACCTCCACGTCATCAACCCTGAGGGCGGCTTCTGCGCCGAGTGCGGCGAGCACTTCGAGGACGAGCCGCCCACCGAGGAAACGGGTGGCATGGACAAGGTGCTGGCGAGCCTCGAGCGGATCGAAAAGGCCGTCGCGCTGATGGCCGAGGAGGTCCTCACGGACGTCCCACTTCCAGAAGATTCTCCCGAGGAGTAGCGCAAACCGTCCTTGTGAGGTTACCGTTCGCTCCATCGGCTCTGTGTAGAGCGAACTGGCGGTGGTCACCGCGTCCCTGAAACCACCAGACGCGAAAGAAGTCCACCATGGATCTCCAGCAGGCTCTCAGCATCCTGGGTCGGGTTGGCGCGGGAGAGACTCTCTCGCTGTCCGAACTCACTCAGGCACGCGACGTCATCGCCCGTTCCCTCCACGCCCTTCGCGGTTCGGCCACGCCGGACCTCGACGCACTCACCACCCTCCGCGAGTCCTACTTCGCTGCCGACGCCGCCGTCAAGGCGCTGTCGGAGCAGGAGCAGGCCGCGATCGCGGACGTCGACGCCGCGCTGTCCGACATCCCGGACCCCGACGCCGAGGCCGGCGACGGGGAGGACGAGGACCCCGAGGACGAGGACGAGGAGCCCGAGGAGGGCAGCGAGGAGGAGAAGTCCCTCTCGACCAAGCCCAAGCGCGGCAAGATGCTCTCCGTCCAGGAGGCAGTCGCCCGCCTCGGCCTCAGCGGCGGTTCCGGCATCACGGTCAACGAGCCGGAGCGGGACCTGTCCACCACCGAGACCCGCGTCATCCTCAACGGGGACGTGGTGCAGGACGCCGACATCCGCTCGCTGGCCGAGGCCTTCCGGGACGCCTCGAGCCGCAGCCTGAAGACGGGCAAGGAGCGGGTCGCCCGCATCGAGACCTCGTTCGCCGACGAGCGCACGCTGACCGGCAAGATCAACGCCGACACCCGGCTGGTCGACTCGTTCGTCAGCCCGGAGGCCGTGGTCGCGGCGGGCGGGTGCTGCTCGCTCCCGCAGCCGATCTACAGCAACCCCGTCCAGGGAAGCACGGACCGCCCCATCAAGAACGCCCTGCCGACGCTGGGCGCGACGCGGGGCAAGTTCACGTTCTTCCCGGCCATCTGCCTCCCGGTGGACGGCTTCGGGGTGTGGACCTGCGAGGACGACGAACTGGTCGACGAGGCGGACCCTGACACCTGGAAGCAGTGTGCCGAGGTCGACTGCGACGAGACCGACGAGGTCGGCGTCGACGCGGTCTACTCCTGCGTCACGGTGGGCAACTACACGACCCGGTTCGCGCCGGAGCAGTGGCAGGGCTACCTCGCGGCGCTGGCGATCCAGAACGCCCGTCGCGGTGAGGTCCTGCTCTTCGAGAAGATGCGGGCGCAGGTCATGTCCACCTACACGGTGGACGCGCTCGGGTCCATCTTCGCCAACGTGGTGAACGGCGTCGGCACCGCCGCCGCCGCGCTCCGCCAGGACCAGCGCCTCGGGGACGTCCAGATGGACTTCTTCGTGAGCGAGTCGCTGGTCACCGCCGTCCGCCTCGACCTGATCAACCGTCGGGTCTTCTCCTCGGCGGTCGACGACCCCAACGTGGCGGTGTCCCTGCTCAACACGGCGCTCTCCAACGAGGGCGTCAACGCGATCTACTCGCAGGACCTGGACCCGGTGCAGTTCGGCTCCGGTGGCACGGACCCGCAGTTCCCGCTCACCCTCGGTTCGGTGCTGGCCCCCAACGGGTTCTTCACCTACCTGGACGGCGGCACGCTGGACCTCGGCACCGAGATCCGGGACCACAACCTCAACCGCCAGAACAAGGTCGCGGCGTTCGCCGAGTCCTACGAGGGCCTGCTGTCCCGTGGCTGCAACGCCCTCGGCCTGGACATCCCGGTCGAGATCTGCGACAACGTCGCCTGCCCGTCCTGATCGCCGGCTCAACTAGGAAGGAGGGGCTCTGATGTCCAACACTCTCATGGAGGGCGTGGAGGTCGAGGCTCCGGACGTTCGGTCCGGGGGCATCCTCGACATCTCACTCCCCGCTCCGCAGGGCTGGATGCAGGGCCTCTCCATCCCGTTCTACGGGTGTGGCGAGCCGGAGGTCGTGGATCGGTGCGTCACCGCCGAGGACGTCCCTCTCCACAAGACTGCTGTCGCCGAGTTCCACCCGTTCGGCATTCGGCAGAGCGCGACGTGCAGCAGCCTGTCCCGGCTGGACCAGAAGAAGCACGCGGAGGGTCGCCTTGACTCGACGACGGAGTGGGCGGTGGCGCGTCAACTGGCGACGGACGGTGTTGGCCTCGGCACTCCGTCGTTCGACGACGGGGTCAACCTCGGTGTCGTCGCAGACGGGAACTTCGCTCTCGCTGTGGGGACGCTGGAGCAGGCTGCGGCTGACGCTGGGTTCGGTGCTCAGTGGTGGCTCCACGCTCCGGTCAAGGCAGCGGCGTTCCTCGCGGAAGCCGACCTGCTGAACGGAACGCGGTCGCCGACCGGCGCACCGTGGGTAGTCAGTGTCGGCTACCCGGTTCAAGGAGCCACCACCATCCGTCTCTGGGCGACCGGCCCGGTGTGGGCGGCGGTGGACGAGGCCTTCGTCCTGAACGACCTGGACCGTCGGAACAACGCCGACGAGGCTTTCGCTCAGCGCAGCGCCATCGTTGCGTTCGATCCCTGCATCAACCTGCACATCGATGTCACAGTCCCGGCCAGCCCCAACATCGGAAGCGAGTAACACAATGGGAAACTGCATCACGCCCGATCTGGGGCGCATCAAGAAGGTCGGGCTCTTCCTGGCCGACGAGTGCCTCACCCCGCTCTTCGGGGCTGACATGGGCTACCTCGACGACTGCCCCGCAGCCTTCGAGACCAGCGACAACGTGGACGACGGCGAGGAGTTCACCCGCCGCTGCGCCGACGGATCGATCAAGCGGTACATCCCCGGCAAGAAGTCGCTCCAGTCGATCGAGGTCAACATGGACCTCCACTGGCTCGACCCCGAGTGGATCGCCAACGCTGGCGGGGCCACCGCGATCGAGCACGACGGCGAGGTCATCGGCTGGGCCGACGGCGTCAGCGACCGCTTCAACGTGATCGTGGTCGTGTGGCAGGAGATCCTCGGCGAGTGCGGTGGCGGCGTCACCGGCGACTTCGTCCGGATCTACCCGGTCAAGGGCGCGACGGTCACCGAGGAGGGCACTCCCGGCAGCGAGGACAACTACGTCCGCATCACGGGCAACACCTCCGACAGCCACAACCTCGGCCTCGGCCCGGTGCCGCTGGCGCTGGACACCATCACCGGCGACTCCGAGTGGCTGACCGACCCGCTGCCCGACGGCACCCACCGTCACCGGTTCGTCGGCGGCGTGGCCCCCGACGGCTGCGGCGCTGTCGCCACGGTCGACTCCGGCTCGGCCTGAGCGGTAGGACACGATGACCCTCCTGAGTGAGACCTCGTGTCCGTGGGAGGTAGACGCCGAGAGTTGCGGGCTGGCCGATCTTGACCCCGAGTCCCCGCTCTTCCTCCAGTCCGTTGAGACCGCCTCGTCCATCATGACGAGGCTGTCGGGGTACACGATCGGGCAGTGTGAGGTCGAGATCCGCCCGCTGAATCTGTGCCCCGAGTGCCGGACGTGGTGCTGCGGCGGGGGCGACGCGATCCACATCACCAGCCCGTTCAACCTCTCTGTCTGGGACGTCTCCCGTGTCCGGCTGGGCGCGGACGAGTACCCCACATCCTCGTGGCGGTTCGACCGCAACTCCCGGATGCTGTACCGGGTGCCGCCCGACGTCTGGCCCAAGAGAGACGAGAAGTGGTCCGACGCCGGCGAGGGCGAGGCGTTCGTCGTGGATGCCACGGTCGGCACCCCGCCCGACGCATGGGGGTTGGACGTGGTCGCTCGGCTGACGAAGGAACTCTTCCTGTCCTGCACGGGTAAGAAGTGTCGTCTCCCGTCCAACGTGACCAGCGTCACCAGTCAGGGCATCACGGTCCGGCTCCGGGACGACGAGATCAACACCTTCATCCCGGAACTCGGTGCGTGGGTCAACGCTGTCAACCCGCACGGCGCTCGGTTGCCCGCCGCCGTGTATTCCCCTGACCTCGCCACGGCTCGCAGGGGCGGTCTGAGGGCTCTGGGGGGCTGTTGTGCGTGATGCCCTAGCCGTGGTGGCTGATAGGCTTCTGACGGCAGCCTCAGACGCTCTGAGCGATGACCTGCGCCCGGTGTGCAAGGTCTACCAGACGCACGGCATCCCGGTGATCTTCATGTGCTGCGAGTGCGAAGATGAAGAGTTGGGTGAGGAGGCCAATGGGGAGATCAGCATCCACTTCCGCCGTCTCTTCGACGCGGACGCTTCCACGCTCGACGAGGTGCGGCGTATCCGTCCCTGCAAGGGCGGGGCGACAGCCGCTCAGTTCCGGCTGGTGCTGGCCCGGTGCCGCCCCATCATTGACGAGAACGGGAACCTCCCGCCGTACGAAACATTGACCGACCACACCGGGGATCAACTCCGTGATGTGGAGTTGCTCTGGCAGGGGTTGGCCTGCTCCGGCATGGACCTCCGCATCGACGACATCTCGGCTGATCTCAGCGATCCTGGGACCTGCTCCGTCATCTTCGTGGACCTCACCGTGCAGGTGCAGGTTCCTCCGTTGCCTGTCGACCAATCGGCGTGATTGCTACGCTGCGGCTACCGTGGGCCGGAGGTTCTCCTCTAGTTCTCTCCGGCCCACGGCCAATCGCTAGAACAAAGGAGAACAGCGATGACTGAAGAAGTACGCCGTGACGTAGTCAAGTTGGGCCTCGACTTCCGGGCAATCCCGGTTGACCTCGGGGACGGCATCGAGTGGGAGTTCCACCCCGACCCCTCGCCCGAGCAGTGGTCCACCCTCGTGGACTCGCTCAAGAAGTTCACCAAGTTCGAGGACGACGACTTCGGGGGCTCGGCCTTCAAGGAGGCTCTCGCCGGCTTCACGAAGGCGATGTCCGAGATGCTCGTCAAGCCCGCGCAGCAGGCCGAGTGGATCGAGAAGGGCTACGGCCTCGGCCCCCAGCAGGCGATCTCTGAGGCACTGATGGGGATCTGGACGGGTTTCCCTACGACGCAGCAATCACCCTCTGGGAAGGGATCCAGGAAAACTGGATAAGCCTCGTCACGTCCTGGAACCTCAACGGTGTTCGGTGGAAGGAGTTCTCATTCGCAGAAATGCTCTGGATGGTTCACCTGACCACGATCGAGCAGATGAAGGAAGACAAGCCGCAGCAGGTTCGTCTGTACCTCAACCAAACCAAGGACTACACTGCTCTTCGTGAGTGGGACCGGTCCCAGATGAAGGATTCCTCAGACAAGTAGGCGGGAGGTGGGTTCATGGCAGGCGCAAGCGGCGTCTACGTCGGCGGCGGAGCGACGGTAGTCATGGACCCACCTCCCCTCGTCTACGTGAATGTCTTCCACCCCGCATCCGGCCCTGAGCGCCACCTCCGCAAGAAGGCAGAGGCCGTGGCAAGCATGGCGCGTAGCCTCGCCCCTGTCAAGACCGGGGCGCTGAAGGCGACAATCCGGGTCGACCAGAACCGCGACGAGAAGGGCCGGTTCTCGTTCGGCTTCGCGGTCTCTGCTGGAACCGACCACGGGTACTACGTTCACGAGGGAACCGGCCCCTCGCCCCGCTGGCCGTCCAACCGAAAGGTCATGAAGTTCCAGGGGTCAGGTGGCGACATCGTCTACCGCGACTTCGTCATGCACCCCGGCACTCCCGCGCAGCCGTTCCTCGCGGACGCGCTCGTAGCGATGGCGCGCTGAGATGCCGGGGCTCGGTCCACGCGTCGGCGGGGCACACGTCGACGTCAATCTCAAGTTCGACGACAAGTCTGTCGGTCAGGTCGGGAAGCAGATTCACCGACAGTTGTCGAGCCTGAGCAAGAGTCTGGCTGCGGTGGGCGAGCGGAACCGCAAGGTCTACCAGTCGATCGGCAAGGACGCGGTCACCGCGTGGCGCTCCCTCCTCGGCGTGATCACGACGGGCGCTCCTCACATGGGTTCCGCGATCAGCGCCGTGTCCGGTGCCGCGACCATGCTGGCCGGGTCGCTCTACTCCACCCTCCAGTCGTCGTACGCCCTGCTCCCCGTCTTCACCAGCCTCGGTGTCGCCAGTCTCACCCTCAAGGTCGGTATGCGGGGCTTCGCTCAGGCGGTGTCCGAGACCAATCCGAAAGCACTCAAAGAGATGCTCGCGGATATGCCGAAGTCGATGCAGAACGCGGTCATGGCGACCCGGAAACTCTCTAACGAGATGCGGGCTGCCATCTGGCCGAAGTTGTTCGCCGGGCTGAGCGAGGGCATCGAGAAACTCCGCAATACGGGCGTGATCCAGCGCGGTCTCGGCTTGATGGCCGACCAGTTGAACGGTCTGGCGAAGGGTGTTCTCAACTACGCCAACTCGGGGGCAGGCGTCAAGACCCTCAACAAGTTCTTCGCGAACAACGCGAAGGTGTTCGGGGCGCTGTCCAAGGCCGTGGTCCCGTTCCTCGACGGGTTCCTGCGGCTCGTCAACGCGCTGACCCCCTCAGCCATTCGTCTCTCTGGCCGCATCACCGATATGGCGAAGTCGTTCCAGTCCTGGACGAAGGAAGCAGGCTTCGGCAAGCGGATCGACGACATGATGAAGGGGGCCGAGAAGACGGCGGGCCTCCTCTTCAAGACGCTGGGCAATCTCGGCTCGGCCATTCTCAACGTGTTCAACATCGCGAACCCCTCCACGAACACGTTCCTCCAGATGCTGGTGGATGTCACCCAGCGGTTCGAGGACTGGACGAACAGCGTGGGCGGGAAGAACGCCATCGCGAAGTGGGCCGAGCAGTCGGTCGGCGTGATGAAGCAGTTGGGACACACCGTCGAGGCGGTGTTCAAGGTCCTCGCTGAACTCGCCGACCCCCGCGTCATCACGTCGTTCCTGAAGACGCTGGAGGGGGCGTTCAACCTTCTCGGCAAGTTGCCGCTGGACAAGATCGTGTCGGCCTTCGTCACTCTTTCCGAGGCGCTTCAGCCGGTGAGCAGCCTCTTCCTCGCCATCACCATCGGCGTCGTGTCTCTCAACATCCTGCTCGGTAGCCTGATCGGGCAGGTGGGCGGCGTGTTCTCCGTCCTCTTCAAACTCCTCAAGTTCAAACTTCTCATCAACATCCTCAAGGGGACGGGCGGTGGCGCGAACGCGGCTGGGAACGCCGCCGCTGGCGCGGCGAAGAAGATGGGCTTCCTGTCTCGAGCATGGGCGTTCCTGCTCAAGATCGTGGGCAAGGTGAAGTCCGTCTTCAGCGGGGTCACCGGGTTCTTCTCCAAGACCAGCGCGGCCACGGGGCAGACGGCGTCCAAGGTCAGCAGACTTGCCAGCGTGTTCAAGCCCGTGATGGGCATCCTCGCCCGGTTCGTGAAGTTCGCAGGGCCGGTAGGCATCGCGGTCTGGATCGGCATCATCATCTCCAAGTCCAAGGATCTCCAGGCGAAGTTGGGTGGGGTCTGGGACGCGATG